GAGTTGTCCTTTACGTGAATAATTTCACTTGGCTTATAGCTTACTTGCTCATTAAATGTAAACTTTTCAATATAAGTAGTATCGCTTGCATGAATAGTTACTTTGTTTGCTGGAAGATGGTACATATGTACACCATCAAAATAAATAAAGATGTTACCATCCAACAAATAATCTGTAATTAAGTTCCGGCGAAAAGTGCTAATGTCCTGAAAAGGGTTCGGCTCTTTATTCAATAAAAGGTCTACTCGTGAACGCTTAATGCCGTTTACGACACTAGACATGCCTTGAACTTGTCCGCTGACGGCAATAGGAATTTCTGATGCATCGTCAACAATTAAATTTACGCCTCGATTAACAATTTCGAGGTCTTCGTAGGCTCTCTCGTAATTTACTACTTTTTCTCGAGAGGGCTCTGTTTTATGGTCATAGTAGGGCTGAGCAGGATTTAGTTTTTCCTCTATATCAGCTTTTTCGCTTTGCCAAAAATTATACCATGCCATGTTTTTCTCTTTGAATCTCTACCCAGCGCATTTGCTTCTTTGCTGTGACTAAGGGTGGATTTCTACCGTAAAGTCTGTGCAACTCTAAATGATGTTTGTGGCACAAAGTAACAGTGTCGTTATAAAGCTCCGCCCACTTATCTTCTATAAATTCGTCCCGCCAGATAACTATGTATTCGTCAGTATAATGTTCTGGGCGTTCTTTTTGTTTTTCCTTTAACCATTCCCTCAGCAAAGGGGCAAGAGTATAAAAATGGTGAAAATCTAATTGGACCGTATCTCCACAAATTTCACACGACGATCCTTTTTCATACTTTGATTTGGCTCTGTCCCGAATATATTTTATCGGATCTCTTTTGAGCTTTTTCATATTTGGAATTATAGCTCCCTTAACATAAATTGTCAAACACTATTTTTTGTAGGTCTCATTAAAACCCAGTCTGACTTGTTTCAAATGAATACAATGCATACCTTAGTGCATCAGCCATGTGAGACGCGCGATTGTGCTTCGGTTTTTCTTTAGCCAAGTTTGGATTTGGATCCCACTGGTACTGATCTAAACAAGACAAAACTTCGCCGCAACGTTGATCTACAAGTAGTTTATCGTTATCTACTATACCGGCTACATGTGCAATTCCATCAAGTACGGATTTTTTAGCGTTGATAGTACTGATGTCGTAATTTTGTGCAAAGTCAAATCGAGTTTGCTGAGCAGCAGAATCAATGTAAATGTAATCAATATCGTAGATATCAATAAATTCTTGAATTTTGAGGGCATGTTGTTCCGTTGTCTTTTCAGCATCAAGATATTCGGCAAGTACATGATACTGCTCGTTGTCCCAATCATAAGCAATTACGCAGAAAGCAGTAGGATCACGGTAACCGACATCAAGGCCAGCAAATACATCCATACCAGTGATATCCAATGCCTCATTATTGGTGACACACTCTTCGTGTTTGAAGTTCCATATCTGACCTTCGTAAGTATTGAAATCCGCTTCATATTCTTGACGGAACTCAGCGTCGGACATACTTTTTTTAGCTTCCGCAATATCCAAAGCAGACATGCGCGGATTATCCTTATAAGTCGCTCGAATCGAGCACCACTCTGGAAATTCATCATTAAATCCTCTATCAAAAAACTCTGCAAACCAGTTGTTCCTGCCCCGAGGGGTTGATATAAAGATAGCTTTAGAATTATCCTTATCCAACGTTGGACGAAGTGCAACATTAAACGCATCGCGTCCGTCTGCCAACGCCGCTTCGTCAAATATAATTAAGTCGTAACTTCTTCCCACACAAGAATCAACCTGGTTTACTGAGCCCATCCTAACTGTCGACCCATTCGTTAACTCAATAACTTTATCCTTTGCGTTATCTTTTGCGACTTCTAAATCAAAGTGCTTTATGAGATTGCGCTGCAAGTCAAAAGAAATCTGAGACAGCGAGTAGTTGGGGGACATGATTAGAATGTTTGACCCGGGAACTAGTGACACTAGCTGCCCGATTATGTTTGCGATATACGTTTTACCCTGTCTGCGGCTTACTGCGGCACAAACAAAACGATATTTATTATTATTTATCGCATTTATTATAGCTACCTGAGAAGGTAAAGGAGTGACTCCCAGCAAATCTAAATACTCACTTACTGGGAGTTTTAAGAAGCGTGTCTCAGATTGTAACTCTAAAAACTCCTCGGATCTAATATCCGCTCTGCTAATTTCTACAGCCATTGTTGATTACTCTGGTTGTTGATCAGATATAACTTGTTTATTTTTCTCTATCCAATCTTCTGAATTTGTATCTTCATCACCTTGTGTAGCTTGACGATAATATATAATAATTTCTTTTTGCTGCCTTATATACCTTCGCAATTCTTGTAAATTATACGCCATGTTTTCATAGTCTTGGGGCGTAATACCAAACAACACATAAGTACCGTCTTGAAGCTTTTGAAGCCTATTTACTTGCTCCTCCCAGTTTCTCTCTGTAACTACAAAGAACTCTACATCTTGAAGAGCAATTTCTTTTGGTAACGGAGGTTGATAAATTTCGAGAGTTTTATACTCCGTTACAGTTTTAATAATTGGTTCTGGTGGAGGTAAGGGTTCCTGACGAGGAATCCATGAGCAACCTCCTAATAGTAATAAACTAATTAGTAGAATCCGCATTTGCGATCTCCTTACTAGCTTCTTCTATATCTCGAAAAACTTGTGCAGTCCCGTTATTAATTCTGGGTTCAATCAACCCCGGCTTTGCACGAGCAAGTCGTGTGAGATCATGACGTTTAAAAATAGATAAGTAGTCATCCATCTCTGCTTGCATCTCATTATTTTTTGCACTTAACTCTGTTACTGCTTTTAGCTGAGTTTGTAAATTTTTCTCTGCTTTTTCTCGTGCAAGTTTTTCTACATCAAACGCGGCTTCGAGACGCGCTGCATTCTCTTTGAGAGTTACAGCATTCGCCTCTAGCCGTGATATTTTTGTCTCTTTCTGATTAACCACTACATTGTGATAACCATATCCTGCTCCCGCAATAACTACGAGAAGAGGGAGCATTTTTAACATTGCAATCATTTTTTACCTACTGCGTCTGCTGCAAAGAAAGCTGAAACAAGTACTGCAATTGATGCAAAATAAGTTGGTGCTATATCTGCAATTAAATTTGCCGCATTTTCTAAGCCGAACATAGAAGTTAAAAATATTCCAAATGGGTAAAGAAGAAGGCCAAATAACGAAAACCATGCCATCTTTCTAATTGCATCCCGTTGTGCATCTTTATCTTCAAGTTCTTTTCTTTTAAACTCAAGATGCATTTTAAGTTCTTCATCCGTAACTACTCCGTCACCGTTTATGTCTGCTGGATGATGTTCGCTCATTCTGCTTTCCAAATAGTCCATGCTCCATACGCAAGACCAGCCCAGGCAGCTAACTTAGCTAAGCCTCCAAAAAGTATAACAGCTCCGCACACACCTACAATTACGAAACCGTCCCAAGTAGTACGCTCTCCTAAGATTCTACGCAACATGAGTTCCTCTCTTTTTATGGCCATTCCAAGCCATAAAGCCTGCTGCTGCTAATGCCCAGTAAGCAAGATAGTTCAACAGCTTGAAGCCATTCACTTCAATACAGATATCACGGAAAAGCTTGTCCGCGTCACTTTGTGTCATACGTCCTGTATGATTTCCATCTTTGTCCATTAAAGTAGCATACTTATAAGCGTAGTCGTGTACAAGACCGCCCATGAGCAATACCCCAGTTGGAGAAAGCCACATAGCTAAAAACTTTGGTACTGAAGCGCCGTCAAAAGTAAATCCTTTAGGCACTATATAGTATTTTCCTTTGAGTTGAAAATGAAAATCCTCACAGATTTCCCACTGACGAACTCCCATCAGCCAATGCCAGATTGCTTTAAAAAAGCCTTTGTCTTTTGTTTCTATGGGCAACGGCTTCATGTGTGGCATTTCTGCATACTTAAAGCCTACGCGATGCTTGCCTTGTCCGTCGAACAAATTAGAAATAAATCCAATTAGTACTAAAACACCAAAAACAGTCCATTGCCAAAAGTTTACAGCTAAATCCCACAACATTTCCATGTGCAATCCTTATTTCTTTTTAGAAATCTTAGCCAAGAAAAGTTTCAAAGCTACATCTTGTGGCCAGTAGAACCACTTATATTTCTTGTGTCCGAGCTTTTCCATCTCCGACCAAGGTACAAACTTTTTAGTCCAGTTATCTGCCCATTGATCTCCGTAACGAAGAATTGCGTGTCCTCCGCCAGTGTGAGTAATTACTCTACGAATCTGAGCTTTGAAAGTAATAAGGTTCCACCAAAACTTCCACATAGACTTACCACTGATTAACCATAAAAGAGTTAAAGCGTAGTCTTCACAATCTCCAATATGTGGATGCTCTTTCATAATTTTCCAATGATCTTTGGAGGCATACTGGTCAAGATCATACTTATATGCCCAGGTTGAATTAAGCTCTTCTACTTCTTTTTCAAACATTACCATTTTACCTTGTCAGCCCAGTATGCTGCCGACATCTTGCCCTTTGCAATATTCTTTCGATGACGGGCTTTGAAAGAGGCTCTCTTTCGTTTCATTGCTTCACTTTCTCCAGCCTTCGGCTTCCCTGCCGTTTTAGCTCCTTGCTGGCCGAAACGAATTGTCTTAATTTTTGTACCCACTTTTGCTACAACAATGTGAGACTTTTTTGGATGACCAGGAGTACGCTTTGGTTTATTGAACCCTGATACTCCTGCTCTCTTTAATCTTGAGTCGCGTTTTTTACCTTTTCTTTTTGCCGCCACGCTTCATTCTCCTCGACTTAGTAAAAGTTTTTACCATAGTCGGCTTGCCTCCAGGGTTTCCTGCTCTGCGCTTTCTAGTAATTGCGGATCGTCTTTGTGCTGGAGTCATACGAGCAGCTTTAGATGCCGGAACGCATTTAGGGTACTTACCCTTTTTAGAAGTCTTACGACCGCAAGGCATATATCCCCCGCCCTTTTTAGGACGAGAGATATCTACCCAACTTTCTTTAAACCACTTAGTGAGTCCGCCTTTTGGTTTAGCCATTTATTTGCCCATGCGGTATTTACCGCCTTGTGCTTTGTAAGTTTTTACAAGCCAACCATTTGCGTAGGCTGAAGGATAAACTTTAAACTTACGCTTGGCTTGTGCTTTTACACGCGCATAAAGTTTTTTATTTGTAGGTACAGGCCTTTTCTTGCTTACCTTTCTTTTAGCTCGTCGCTTTACAGCCATGGTTTTCTCTATACCAAATAATCGTTTTGGTACACGTTAGTACTTGTGGTAAGACGTCCATGCTTATCATAAGTAGTAACTTCGTAAGTGGTAGTAGTTACCTTGGTGCTTCCTGGGTAGGGGCCTTCTTGTGTTTTATAGACTATGTGTGCATTTACACTTGTCACTGGTACTATAGGCCCGATACTATCCACAGTTACAGGGATTACATCCGCAACACGTGCAGATCTTTTTTACCTTCATCCTCGCTTCCTTTTCATAATTGCTTTACGCAATGCAGGTGGAAGTTTCTTTTGCTTTGCGGTCAATCCGCCCATAGACTTTTTCTTTTTGCCCTTGCCTTTCTTAGCAGGACGACCTCGCTTTTTACCGTAAGTTCCTTTACCTTGTGGCACTACTTTTCTCCCTTTTCTTCGGCGATTAAGTCTTCCTCAAATTGGTCTAACTCATCTACCATAGCTTGCTTAGCTTCGTAAGCAGTCATATCACGTACTTCGGGGGTTGGAAGAAGCAATCTTTCCATGAAAGCGTGTACTTCTTCCCAATCTTCTGCAACTAGTCGAACTTCATTACCTACAGTAATTTTCCAACCGTCACCTTTATTAAAAATTCTTATATCCATGTT